TAGAGTTAGTAAGAGCTAACCAGAAAGATAAAGTTTTAGAATTAGTGAATGGAAGCGTCTTTAAAATAGGTAGTATTTCTCAAAGTGATAACCTTGTAGGCGTGAGCAATGACTTTGTGCTATTTGACGAGTTTGGTTTGTCAAATAACGGAGGCAGTGTGTTTAATACGCAGATAGGACCTACTTTAGATAAGCCTAACTCTAAAGCGTTATTCATATCTACCCCTCGTGGTAGAGCTAATTCTCTTTACGATTTCTTCGAGAAAGGTAAAGAACCAGGACGTTGGTTTAGTATGCTAGGAACGTATAAGGATAATCACTATACGGCTCCAGAGGTGATAGCAGAAGCTAAGAGTACGATGTCTAAAGCAGAATTCGGTCAAGAATTTGAATGTAAGTTTAGTGTGATGCAAGGTTTAATCTGGGACATGCCTAGCGAGAGTATACAGACTCGGAAAGGAGAGCCTTTAGAGATAATTGCTGGGTTGGATGTCGGGTATCGAGACCCTACTCATCTCGTGGTTATAGCGGTCTATGAGGATGCCTTCCATATTTTAGACGAGTATCAGGCTAACGAACAGACTACAGAGAAGTATGCTAAACACATAAAGAAGCTTTTAGATAAGTATGAAGTAGACTATCTCTATGTCGATAGTGCAGCAGCCCAAATGCGGTATGACTTTGCACAGAACTACGATATATCATCTTACTCTGCAAAGAAAGATGTTCTCCCGGGTCTAGGGTTTGTAGCGTCTTTGATTGAAAACGGCCAGATTACTATAGATGAGAAGTGTGACCGCACTATAGAGTGTTTTAACAACTATGTCTGGGCACAGAACCAGAATGCGCAAGGCACCTACTTAAAGGAAAAGCCTTTACACAATAAGTACTCCCATGCTGCAGACGCAGTACGGTATGCGATATATACACATGGATTGGGTATATCATTTACAGAGGTTAATGATGATAGAGATAACCCAAGCCCTGAGTTTGACAGCAGTGCTCCTACTGACCTTGGCTTATATGGCCTTTAAGTTAACCCCTCTTTTAGTAGAGTACTTAACAAAGCGTTTAGGTAAGAAGGATTATGGAGATCCCACAAAACATTACTTCTTTAGAGAAGTCGAGAGGCTGAAGCATACAGTACTCCCTAACCTACTGTTAGGGAGTATAGAGAAGAAGATACTAGCCATTATTACTATACTGGTAAGACTTGAAACTTTAAAGTATAGTACCCTAGAGAATCTAAAGAGTCTACCTAAGAACTTAGACGCAGACACTTTAGCTGAAGAAATAGAGAAGAGTCTGTCAGACACTAAGACTACGGTTGATACCAATCTTAGGAGTATAGGGATACCAGAACAGTTAATAAGTAAAATATCCGCAGAAGTGGATAAGCACTATGAGTATTTAATTTATAGTGTAGAAGTAATATTAAGTAGTAGTGCGGGTATAGACGAAAAGATATATCAAATACTCAACCTATCTACAAGCAATGTCATCTTGACTACGAAGGAGTGTATTCAGGTAATTAAATCTTTGAATGGAGACTTAAAATACTTTGACTTAACAAAGTTAGATTTAGAATTATTAGTAGAGTACGAAGTACCTACTTGGATTCTAACTGAAATACAGAAGGAGAGAGACGATGGAAGATCAAGTTGTAAATCTACTGACGAGTCCTGAAGCACAAGCGCTTTATATGGGCATCGTAGGATTATTTTTAGTGAAGGTAGTGACTACTGCTGTAAGCAATCAAGTCGCAAAGTACTTTGCTCTTAGACGCCTAAAGAATAACTACTACTTTAGACTTAATGCTAAAGTGCAGTTTCCAACCGCAGATGGTGTTTCTAAACCTATGATTATACGTTCTATGACTAAAGACAATATTGTATTGAAAGATGCAACTCATACTTGGGTTATCAATACTGTTGAAGCAAAGAATATGTCTTGGCTTATTAACGAGCAAGTTAGCGCCCAGGAGATTATGATAGGCTAATGAAAACACTAGAAGAGTTCACGGATGCATTCTTAAAGTCGATTGCCTTAAAACGGGATGTTAGGAAGTATGTAAGAGATAAGCTCAGAAACATATACCCTAAGGAAAGCGAATGTTATATATGTGGTGGGACAGAGAAACTAGAGTTTCACCACGTTAAGACAGTAATAGAAGTTTTAGATAAATGGATGAAAGACGAAGGGATCCAAGAGCCTAAGACTGAAGGCGAAGTGATGTTAATGCGAGAGCAGTTCACTTTAGCACATATTAAAGAGCTATGTATGGAGGGAGTTACATTGTGTAAAGCTCACCATTACAAGCTCCACCAAATTTACGGTATCAGACCCGGATTACACTTAGCAGATAAACAGCAGCGCTGGATAGAAATACAGAGAGGTAAGTTCCATGAAGATACCTAAGAGAGCTGGAAAGTTAGACATAGTAATAGAGGCTGGTACTACGTTTGATTATATATTAAGTTATGCAGATTGTGACGGCTTACCTATAGACTTAACAGGGTATACTGCTAGAATGAAAGCTCGAACTTCTCACTCTAGCCTAACCGTCCTTTTAGATATGACTACAGCCAACGGCAAACTTGTCTTAGGCGGAATAGCTGGAACTATACAGCTACTACTAGATGCAGTAGAGACTGCAGGCTTAACTTTTACGTGTGCAGTATATGACCTAGAGCTAGTATCTCCAGGAGGAGTTGTAACTCGTTTAATCGAAGGTAAGGTGTCTGTTTCACCAGAGGTAACTTACTAATGAGCCAAGGGTTGAGGGAGGTTACTAAAAGAATAGTAATAGAGGTTCCTTCAATAGATTTTAGAATACCAACTAACCGTAGTGCTGAAGACAGTGGCATAGGAATAGATTGGGGGACTTGGATCTGGGGGCTATTACCTTGGGGAGCGAGTTCTAGTGCAGAAAATATAAAGTTTAGTACCGCAACAATAAAAATAAAGAGCGGTACTCGTTATATAACAGTCTATAGTCGGGAGGTCATATGTCGGGAATCACGGTAGTTACTGACCAACTCGAAGTTGTTACAACTCATGTTAGAGACACGATTGTATCAACACCAAAGGTAACGGAAATAGTATCCGTAGCGAGACAAGGCCCTCCTGGAAGAGATGGTAATGCTTTAGCTGGTAATATCAATATGGTAGCGGGAGAGAACCTCAGTGGCCATGTAGTTGTTATAAGCGATGGTAGCACTATCAAAAAACTAGATTATACTAATATTAATCATTTAGGTAGTATCTTAGGAATTACTACTAATGCGGCTCTACTTGGTGATCCCGTAGAAGTACGAACCTCTGGTGAAATGATTAATCCGGGGTGGTCTTTTACAAGTGGAGCAGTATTTGCAAACATTACTGCCCAAATCGGTCAGACTCCTACGCCTAATGGAATATATATCCAACTAGGTACTATAATAGATCCCACTTCAATTTTAGTTAATATAAAACGAGCAATATGGCGTACATGAGGAAAAAGACATGGTAGATAAGTATATAAAAGTTGATGCAGTAACAGCATTAGAAACAGAAGTAGAAGCTACAGTAGTAACTACTGGTGTAGCAGAAGCAGGGGACATTATAGGATTAGATGCAGGCGGTCATATTGACCTGAGCCTACTACCTACAGGTGTAGGTCCAGATACTAAAGTAGTACCTGCGTCAGAAGCTTTAGCTGCTGGTGATATGGTAAATATATTCCCTGATGTTGCAGTATCAAAGGCTCGTAAAGCTGATGCTAATGACACAGGTAAAACGGTAAGTGGCTTTGTAGTTGGGGCAGTAGCTTCAGGTGCGAATGCCATGGTTTTCTTTGAAGGTGTGTTGACAGGTTTAAGTGGCCTGACTATTGGAGCAGCTTATTACTTAAGCGATGCTACAGCAGGACAAATAGTTTTAGCTGCTGCTGCACCTACCACAGCAGGTACCTTTCTTCAGAAAGTGGGTATAGCAATTAGTGCTACAGAACTTTCTTTTGAGCGTTCGAGGATAGTTGTAAGAGGGTAAGAATATGCCTAAAGTCGTAACGGTTAATAGCTCAGGAGAGTTTGAAGAAGCAGAGTTTACGGCGGGATTTCCGCCAGACTTGATTTCAACAGACTTACTAATACCTATAAACACACAATTAGTTTTAGTTAATGAAATAATTATTACAGCTACTCTTGATATACAGGGTACTTTGGGAGTATTATAAATGGGCGTTGCAATTTTAAGCACTGAAATAACAGTACCAACTCCTGCGGCAGGAAACCTTACTATATTCCCTAAAGCGGATAAAGAACTGTATATAAAAGATGATACAGGGTTAGAGAGTCAATTAAGTAATGTAGCTTCTACAAGTACAACTAAAGCCCCTAAAGGTAAGAATATAACGTATGTAGATCCTGATGGTGTGGCGTTACCTGGAGTCGGTCAAGCTTATAACTCTGTTAAAACAGCAGTAGAGAGCAGATCCGCAGGAGATATAGTTTTAGTTTATCCTGGAGTATATGCAGAAGCTCCAATGACTATACCTGCAGGTGTAGATGTTATAGGTATGGGGTCTTCAGGAACAGTAATAATTGCAGCAACCAATATTAATACTAGCTGTGTACTTCTTCAAGATAGTTCTACTATAGCCAACACCACAGTAACTGGCGTGACTAATAACATAGGAGTTACTATAGCTACAACCACTGGAGCTGCTATAATAAGGTGGTGTACTTTCGCTAACTGTAATATGGGAGCTAAAGTAACCTCTGGATCAGCCAATTTTATAAATTGTAGCTTATTTGGTACTATTGATAAAGGTATCTCGGCAATAGGTTCCTCTAGCGTCGGGATAACCGGATTAGCAGCAAATGCCCAAGCTATTAACACTTTAGTACATGCCACCGGTATAGGAACAAAGATAACCTCAGCAGGACTTTTAGTTCAAGGTATGCCAGCTATTACAGTATATGATCTTACTGATGTAAGTTATAACTTAGGCCCCTCTACATTCATAAATATAGGTATAGGGCTACATACCAAAGGCGCTGCAAACGGTAATGCCAAAAGCTTTATTATTGATACAGTAGCAACAGGAGTTAAGCTAGAAGATACCTCCATAGTATTTTTAGATCAGACTAGTATTCGAAACGAGACTACAAGTATACATGTTGTAGATAATAACACTAGAATACACTTTAATGATGTTCAACTTAACTCTGATACTGCAATATATCCCATGAACTACGCTAATGCCTCTGGGACTATATTTGATACTAAAGTAGGTAATGAAAATTTAAAAGTTCTTTCTGAACTATCTGTGGGTAGAGCTGGCTTTGGTAGTCAGACTAACTTAGGTGAAGGAGATGCTTATACTACAGGCATGCTTGTTTATACTTTCGATGGCGCTGTATACGTTAATGATACTAGCAAAGCACAGCAACCTGGGGACGGTAATAGAGTAAGCTTTCCTAATAATAGTGTAGGCACTATTATCTACATAAGCTCTATGTTAGAGGATGCACAGAATAATAAGCAGCTATTTTTAGGATTAGAAATGCTTATTGATACCGTACAGACAGGCGGCACGATAGCTATAGAGTACTTTAACGGAGCTACCTGGCAGCCTATTAATTATCAGAAGTCTGATAAAGAGCATAAAGGCAAAGACTTATTTACAGAAGTAGGGGATTTTCAGTATAACTTCGATTATAGAATACTAAGAGATTGGGTTAAAAATGATGAGCCTAGTTCAGGTACGCTAACGTACTGGATACGCTTGCGTATAAGTGCAGGACTTACAGTGTCCCCTCAAATAGATCAAATAAAGATACATTCTAGCCGCTTCGAGATTAACCCTTTAGGAGATATTAAATATTTTGCTAGAGGTAGACCTATAGGTACGCTACCTATAACTTATGGTAGCTTTAATGCTGCAGCGAACTCTCCTAGCTCTGAAGATATGTACCTATCAACCAATTTATTTGTAGGTCGACAAGAGAACCGATTTAATGATAATACTACAGATAGTACAGGATTTTCATTTTATGCTCCATTAGATATAGATACAAGCTGCCCATTACTTTTAGTGTTTAGTTATTCGCCTAGTGATACTGTTGTAGCTAACATAGACTGGGAAATTAGACTAGGCCATGTTAATGTAGGAAGTGTAATGTTCTCTAGTCAAGGAGCAGCACCTCCTACACATGCGACAGAACAATTAGTTTCACTGTCGCAACCTACTAACGGTATTAATGGGGGCCTGCAGATAGGTATAGTTGAGCTAGATATATCTAATATTTTAACAGAACAAAGCGGTTTAACAAACTTTGGGGATTCTATAATTATAACTTTAACTAGACAAGGAACTACAGATGCTTATGCAGGTCATTGCCACGTTTTAGACTTAATAGTATACTACACTAAGTGGCGAGAGGGAGGCTACGTAAACTCATTCTTATGAAAATAGTTTTTATGTACGATAAATGGTCTTTTGTATCTTGGGCCATTAGAAAGTTTACTAGGTCTGAGTTTAGTCATGTGGCTATAATGGATGAGCATGATGTTTATGAAGCCTCACAAACTGCTAACGAAGTTATTAAGTATAGTGCAGGATATATTTATAAGCCTGGCAGGGTCATAAAAGTAATAGATATTAAATCCGACTTTAACCAGACTATGGCTATGCGAACAGCAGTCTTAGAAGAACTAGGTAAGCCCTACGACTACATGGCAATAGTAGGGTTTTTAGTAGATCGATACTGGCAGGATGATAGAAAGTGGTTTTGCAGTGAGTTTACTGCCTATGTCCTAATGAAAGGTGGAGTTAAACTTAATCTAGGTTTACTAGGTAGAATAACTCCTGGAGACTTATGGGGAGCTTTATACACTAATTACGGTAGAGGATAAATATGAGTATCAAGGGAAGAGTTTTAAATTTCATTCAAAAGATAAATAAGGCTCAACCTAGAATAGCTCAAGAGTACTCTACGGAAGAGCCTACTCAAGCTAGTTATACATTCAAAGTGCTAAAAGCCTATGAAGATGTAGCTATTTTTAATAGAGGAGTTAACCTTTTAGTTAATGCTTGCGCCTCTATTGATTACGATGTAGGTAAAAAGCTACCTAGAGCGTTACATCCAGGAGTACGTAAGAAAGCTTTAGATAATATGCTAAACTTTAGCGCTAGCCCTCATATAGGTAAAGACGAGTATAGACGCAATCTATTCTTAGATCTACTGTTACATGGCGATGCCTTTACTTATTTCGATGGAGCTAATTTATTCAATTTGCCTTCAGCTTTAGTTGATGTTGTGCCTTCTAAAAGAAACTTTATACAAGGGTATAAGTACGATGAGACTCCTTTTGATGTAGACGATATTATACGAGTAAGAGATAACTCTATACGTAGTATTTATAGAGGGACTTCTCGATTAGAAAGCACTAGACTTACAGTAGAAGCCTTACAGAATATGCTTTTATTTCAGCGTAACTTCTTCAAGAATGGTGCTATTCCAGGGTTAATACTAAAGAGTCCTAATGTACTTTCTAACAAAGTGAAAGAGAGAATATTACATAAATGGTCTAGAGATTATAATGCTACTACAGGTGGAAGACGCCCACTAATTTTAGATGGAGAGTTTGATATAGAACCTTTAGGTCCTACAGACATAAGAGAACTTGACTTTACAGACTCAGTAAAGACTCACGAAGACACTATTCTTCAAGCTATGGGTATCCCTAGTGTACTAATTAAAGGCGGCAACAATGCTAACATACGCCCTAACCTAGAACAGTTTTACTCAGAGACAGTGTTACCCATAGTAAACATGTATGTTAATGCTTTAGAAATGTATTTCGGTTATGATATAAAACCTATAACCCAGAACATTCTAGGACTAAGAGCCGATCTAAAAGAACAAGCCAACTACCATAGCACTTTAGTTAATGCAGGTATCTTTACTAGAAACGAGTCTAGAGACGAGTTAAGAAAAGAAGAATTAAAAGGCCATGACTTTGCTGATGATCTTATACTGCCAGCTAATGTTGCAGGCTCTGCACAAAGTGCTGCCGTAGGTGGTAGACCAGAACAAGACCCTAACGATAATAAAGAAGACGACAATAAAGTCGTAACCACAGAAGAAGAGTAGGGTCTTTCTAATTAGGAGAAATATATGACAACGCAAACTATGATAGCACCCACCACTTTAGCAGTAAGTACTGTTGCAGAGTATATAGTAGTAGGTGATGATTTACCTGCAACTTTAGTTGGTGGCCCTTTATCTGGGGTAGAAGAGATCCAAGTACAAACTTCTTCAGATCAAGGTCTGACTTGGTTTGATTTGTATGACGATGGCGTATTAGTTAAGCTAACCTCTACTATATCCTCTATAACTTTTTATGGTCAAGTACACGTAGGGATTACAAAACCTATAACTATTAATCCTGTAGGAGTAGGAATTAATGCCTGATAACATTAATCATCCGCAACACTATACTAAAGGCGGTATCGAATGTATAGATGCCATTGAAGCTGCAGTAACAGGCCTAGAAGGGTCTGAGGCTGTACTAACTGGAAACATTATTAAGTATATTTGGCGCTGGAAACATAAGAATGGAATAGAAGATTTAAAGAAAGCACAATTTTACTTAGGAAGGCTTATAGGTGATAAGGATGGGTAGTTTAACGGGTTCATTAATACATTTTGGAAATGCAGGCTTAGGTACTGGTGGCACAGATATAGACGCTATAGGGTTTAAGGCAGATCAGTTATTTTTTACCAATAACCCTGGAGGAGACCCTGTAGTAGGAGTAAATGATGGAAGCATGTCAGCAGGACATGGTTCCTCAGCAGTAGGTACTGTTGCAGAGTGTTATGGGGCAGGAGGTATTGCTACAGGAGACAATGCTAAAGCATTATTCGGAGCGCAGGTTTTAGCTGACCGTGCTATAGGTATAGGTCAGACTTTACACTCCGTTCCTTATGAGATTTCTAGTGTATCTACATTGCCTAATAGTAGCGGTATAGATAGGGAAAATGCTCAAAATTCTAGTGTTATATTAGTCAATAAGCGTATAGATTCTAATGGGGTTTACCTCCTTAGTGTGTCTAGAAATAATGTTTTCCTTCCTTCGGAAGGGTTAGATGTTAGTGGTAATCTCAGTAGTCCTAAAGATATGCGGTTTTACCGAGGATTAATCTCCATTAGGGAGCGTACAAGCACTATTCACGCTTTATATACCTGCCTGGTAGCAACATATAATGGAGCCATTATTTTTAATAGCTTCAAATTAGAAAACTCCACTTTAGTTGGGGGTATGACAGTGAGCTTTGCATTTATTATCATTAACACAAATCAAATGGTACTAGAGGCTACTATCTCCAATCATTCATTTTTTAACCCTTATGCTGCGACATGCTCACTTGTAGGTCACAGAGGGAGTAGTCCATTTCTAACAGTTTAACCAGGAGATATTATGTCAATAACTTTAGATACACAATTTAAGATAAAATCAATACACGAAGACGGTGAAGATATAGTAATAGAAGGGTTAGCTTCTACTCCAGGAATTGACAGAATAGGTGATGTAATCTTACCTTCTGCTTGGGTAAAAGGTATTGCTAATTACCTAAAGAACCCTATTATACTGTTCAACCATGATATGGGAGAAGCTATAGGAAAAGCTATAGAGGTAACTCCTGTACCAGAAGGACTGCGAATAGTAGCTACTATCTCTAGTGCAGCAGGCAGAACTTATGCCTTAATCAAACAAGAAATTATAAAAGCTTTTAGTATAAAGATTCTGCCAACAGCCGCAGAGTTTAATGAAACTAATGAAGTTCTAGTCATTTCAGAACTAGAACTCCTAGAGGTGTCTGTAGTAACTATTGGAATGAACGCAGATACATTATTTAACGTAAGAAAGTCCTTCCACTCTGATAAGGACTATAATTCATTTATTAAAGGCTTTATAGCCCCAAAAGAGGAAGAACAAATGCCAGAAGAAAAAGTAGAATATGAAGTAGACTTAGACGCTATCACAAGTGCAGTCAAAAAAGAACTTAAACTAGAAGCTGAAGCTATTGCTAAAGCTGCTGCTAAGAAAGACTCAGATGACAAAATGATTAAAGATGCTATTGCTAAGACCGTTGCAGAACTGATCAGCACTGGTGAAGAACGCCTAAAGGCAGATATTGAGAAAGCTTTAGCTAGTGAGAAAGCAGACTTAGGTAAACTACAGGAAGAATTAAAACAAAAAGCTGTAGAATTTGAAGCTATGCAGAAGTCTAAAATGACCTTTAACGATCACGGCAACATGGGCCGCCAGCCTTCTAAAGAAGATATTGCTGCTGCTGTTCTTAGTGCTAAAGTACTTAAGAAATCTTTGTGCGATACTAAAGCGTTTAAAAATGCTATCGAGAAACTTGGTCCCAACTATACCGCAGGTATGGAAGAATGGGAAAGTGAGTACTCTACCAATATCTATAACGAAATCCGTTTAGCTTTACGAGTTGAGCCCGTCATTAAGTCTATGACTGTTACTCAGCCAGCAACTTATATTCCAGTGAACCCTGACGCCGGTGTAGCAGATTGGATTGACCCTGTCAATTATGATAATCAACCAACTACCCCTCCAGCCAACGACCTTACTACTGGACCAAATAAAAACCACGTAATGACTGAACAAGTCTTGCTTACCCATAAGTTAGCTACCAAGTCTTGGTTAGTAATGGAAGATGATGAAGACTCTATCATCAACCTTACTCCTTTGATTACTGAAGCTATGGTTCGTAGGATGTCTAAGTCTAGTGATATCGCGATATTGCGTGGTACAGGTGTAGGCCCAGCAGATCCTATTTTAGGTCTTACTACTTTAGCAGCTAATGCTGGTGCAAATACTGTTACTGCCTCACTGTCTGGTACTCGTATTACTGTACAGACTTTGATTGATGCTCGAGAACAGTTAGGTATTTACGGTATCGACCCAGGTGAGTTAGTCTACTTTGTAAGTACTGAAGGTTACTATAGCTTGCTACAAGACCCTAAGTTCCAGACTATTGACTTAGTAGGTGATCGTGCCACTTTAATCACGGGGCAGATCGGTTCTATTAGCGGTAGCCCTGTAGTGGTGTCTCACTCTTTTGATGTGGCAGTAATTGGTAATGCAGCTGCTGTTGTAGTTAATCCTAAGTACCAAATCATAGGTAATCAGCGTAACATGGTTACTGATACTTGGTTTGATGTTGAGAAACAGTCTCGCTTGTTTATCGCTACCCGCAGAATGGGTATGTTGGAGCAAGAAAGCGGTGGTGTTGCTGTGATCGACTGGGTAATTTAATCTAGATAGTAACCTTCGAGAGAAGGTTACTTAAAGTAATAATCTTTATTAAGGGCTATTACTTTAGGTAGGGAGAATGTATGGCAGATTTAGCGGATTTATCACAGTATAAAGAGTATAAGCACGTTAAGAGCGATACCAATGACATTCGCCTAGAGACTATACTCCCGGCAGTTAGTGACTTTGTAAAAGACTTCTGCGGTAGAACCTTTATAGATTACATAGGTGATTTTAAAGATGAGTACTTTGACGGTACTTATGAGACTAAATTGTACCCCAGAGAGTGTCCTATAATAGAAGTAGAACGTTTAGAAATATCTTTAGATGGGTGGTTATCTAGTAGAATCTTAGTACCTCAAAGAGATTACTTTATAAGCCCTAGAAAGGGTAATATAATCTCTGGTAGTAATAGACCTTTCATATGTAGTAATCTAGTAGGGATACAAGAGGATAGTCTGAAGTTAGTGTATAAAGGCGGCTATGAAAAGCTCCCTAACGATATGCTTTTAGCTGTATTAGACTTAGCTGAGTACTGGTTAAGTGAAGACTACACACCCCGTAAACAATTAGCAGGTAACTTCGTAGAGAACATAGGCTTTAGACAAGCAGGTACAGGTATTCCTGGACACGTACATAGAACTTTAAGCTTATATAGGTGGTTAGATTGAGTACTGCAGACCTAGCTAGAGTAGTTTCTCAGGCTGGCATAGATAAGTTAAGCGAGAAAGAGCTTAAGAAGATCCAGAAGGATTTAACTGCTGCACATAAACAGATATTCTCTAACTTATTGTTTGATGATAAGTTTGGCGAAAGAGTCCGAGATAATACACAATTAGAGTTAGCTGTAGTAGACTTTAGCAAAGCAGCTTTAGAAGAAGGCTTAGGAGTGCAGATAGACCAAAGGATCTATAATAATATGATAGACCCTGTGATAAAAGAGTTTACTGTTGCAGCTAAAAGAGGTAACTTTGACCCTAAGCTATTAAATAACGTAGTAGGTAAAAGAAAGATAGCAGACTTAGAGTCTAGTTTAAATATCTTAGTAAAAAATGAAGGAAAAAAAGATATTACTAGAGTCTTAACTAAGCCTAAGGGTACTGATGGAGTATCTCTAACCGGAGCAACGACTAAGCCTTTAGATATTAAAAGCTTTTCTGCAGGTAAGGATATCTTTATACCTATGACTCCTGACTTAGTAGATAAAGTAAACTTTGATGATGTTAAGCTTGTAGGCACGGGTAGAGATACTTTTATACAAGTAAACAATTTTAAGATGGTATTAAAGTTTGATAACTCGCGTAAAGTTAAAGATACGGGAAAGGCTCAAGTACAAGATATAACAGCAGCAGTTTATACCTATAGTATTCCAGGTATTGCAACTCCTTTTATAGAAAAAGTTAAAGTCGATCAAGCTATAAAGATAAAAGATGGTCAGAGACAGTTAAGCTTTAATAACAGTAAGTTTAAGACCTTCGAAAAAGATTTCACCTTAAGTATAGGAGATAAAGCAGCCTTCAGATTCGGAGATGTATTAGTATTCAAGAACCATAAAAGCGCCACAGCTTTAGTAAAAGCTATCTCAAGAGCCTTTAGGGTAAGTAAAGATGAAGGTGGAAATAGCGCACTAGCAGATGCTTTTACAGGCCAGATGGCTAATCTTATGCATGGCTTAGGTTTCCAGTTCGGTAATTCTGCTACCACATTTGCGGCTCAAAGTATTTCAGAAGAAAGTCAAAAAATAAAAGTAAAGATCATTACTGAGCAGTTTAAAAAGCTTACTGCTAAGTTAAACAAAAAGTCTCAATCAAACGTATCTAAAGTGTCTAATGTATTAGTCAGACAAGCTGAGGCTAAAGTTAAAAATCACGTTAAAGAAATGAATAAGGTAATAGGCCAGATCAATAAGATAAATGACGAGATAGCTTTTAGCTTGGAGATAGACTTCTTGCGAGACCCAGCTAGATCTACGGGTTCTGTATCTAGAATACAAGGTATGATAGGCAGTATAAATGTAAAGCTAGTACCTCTATTTTTAGGTAGTTCAGCCTTAAACGCTAAGACTATAAAGTTAGAGAAGCTACTAAGCGCGATTACTAGAAAGCTAGTAAAAGATCTAGAAGCTAATGTTCTAAACATAAAAGGCTCTCCTTCTTTCATACAGCTTGTTCGTAAGATGCTAAGAGGAGAGAAAGTTTCTCCAGTATCTACAAAGTTTAAGAAAGTGATTAGACCTCCTAAGCTTAAGAAACTTCCTAAAGTAAAGCTTAATCTTAAGCAATTCAAGCCTAAAAATGTAAGTAGAAGTAGATCTAATAAAGTAAACGTAGGTAAGATAAAGCTACTAGCCTCTGCGGCAGTCGCAAAAGAAGCTAAGAAAGAAGCACAACAAAGAATAGACACAAAGCTACCTCTACTATCTTTAAAGACGACTATAAATGAAGTCTTAGCTCAAACTTTAAAGAAAGTAATGCCTAGTAAAAATGAGGCAGCATCTAAAGAGTACTTAAGGTATCAGACAGGTAGGTTTGCTAAGTCTGCGACTATAGAGGATCTAGCCTCACCAGGAGCCAAACGCATTTTAGCTACCTACTCTTATCTGAGTGACCCGTACTCTAAGTATGAAGGTCAAGGGGGTCGAGATCCTAGGAAGATTATTACAGAGGCTATTGATATTATATGGGCAGATTTACTAAAAGATAAGTTTAATCTAGATACACGGAGAGTATAATGAGTAGACGGTCGGCTATAGCACACGCTATTGGAGAACAAATAAGAAAAATAGATGGTACTGGAGACTGGACTTCCAATATATTTACCAATGTAATATTCAAACAACCCTTTTTAGCTAATATTAATGACTTTCCCACAGTAGTAGTAGTACCTGGCGAAGAAGTACGCCAGATAGAGGCTGCCGGATTTAAGTGGGGCATACTAAACATAATTATTCGTGTCTTTATTACTGATGAAGATGATACTATAGCTAACCTAGAGCCTATCTTATACGATATAGAAAGGGTAATAGATAGTGTAGGAGTTATAGAGTATTCTCCTGGACTTATAACACAAGATATGCGCGTCTTGAGTATAATTACCGATGAAGGTATATTATCTCCTTTAGGTATTGGAGAGATTAGCGTGCAAGTAAGATATGATATTCCTAACACTTTATGCATAAAAGGAGATAATACATGCCAGTAAATTCAAATATGTGTGTAGCGGGTCTTAGTACCTTTAGCTTATCACGAAACACAAGATTAGTAGTTTCTACCGTTAAGGTAGGTGGCACATTTGATGGCACACCTCCAGGAATTAACTCCTGGGAAGTACCTATTCTAGACGGTTATTCTTTTAGTCAAGATAACACTACTACTGAAATTCAAGTAAACGAAGCTGGTTGTACACCTATTCGTGGGCAGAAACAGTTTAATACCGCAGTTAATCCAGCTCAGTTTAGCTTTACCACTTATGTAAGACCTTACCGAGATACTACCGTTTTTGCTTTAGAGAATATTCTTTGGGCAGCATTAATGAATGCTAATACTGAATTAGCGACTATTGACGAGCATGGTAATGTACCAATCTCCGCCACCTCTACTGTTGCAGATCAGTTGTTAGATTTTGAGAGCTCTGATACTAATGACTTGTTAAAGCTACAACTATATTTTGATTTGGACGGGACTTTCTATCATATTGAAGATGCTTTGCTAGATACAGGTTCCATATCTTTCGATATTGAAGGTATCGCTCAGATTGTATGGGGTGGTCAAGGTACGGCTATTAATTCCATTGCTATCGCAGATACTCCTTTTGATGGGGATAATTTCCTAGCAGCTAATGCGGCTGTACAGAGCACTAACTCCGCAGAGTTTATTCGTAATAAAGTTTCTTTAGTGACTCTTAATGACTTTACTCCAGCAGGGATTAAAGTAGGTTATACTGCTGCTATGGCCCTTAGTGACGTAGTTACTATGACTCCTGGGGTATTTACCACTATTGTCACTATTGATGGCGTTGCTGCTCCTATTAGTATCACTACTGTTGCAACCACAACTGTCGAAGATATTATAGCAGGAATTAATACTGATTTAGACGCTACAAACGCAGTAGCTGAACTTAGTATTGACGGTAAGAGTATAATGATTTATACTATAGACCGTAAAGATCTTACTACCCCGTCCTCAGTAGTTATTGACGAGACTGCAGTAGGAGACACCTTATTTGATAGTATAGCTACAGCTACTCCATCTGTATACGCTGCTGCTAATACAGATATGAACAATACTGCAGTAGGTGATGTAACAGCCGTAGTAGTTACTGTGAATCTTGATAATACAAACGGTACTAACTATAATGTTGCTTTAACTGGCGGAACTCTAGATATTTCTAATAACATTACGTTCCTAACCCCAGATGCTTTAGGTGTTGTAAATACCTCTATTGGAGGCTTTGCAGGTACTCGTACTATTAGCGGTACTCTTAGCGCTTACTTGAAGTCTGGAAACAGTGAGACAGGTGGTCTATTGCAGGATCTATTAGACTCTAAAGACCAGACTGTAAACTGCTACTACTTAGAGATTGATATTGGTGGCTGTGATTTATCTGGACCTCGCCTAGTGTTAGTAGTACCTTTTGCTAATATCGTACTACCTACTATTAATGTTCAAGACATTCTTAGTACTGATATTAACTTCACGGGTCTAGGCTCTGACCTTAGTCAAGCTAATGAACTATACGTTCGTTATCATGCAACACCTTAAGTAATAAAGATCCTTGCGAAAGCAGGGGTCTTACCAAATTCTAAAGTATTTGGTAAGACCGAGGTAGTCTGCCCTCTATTCAGCAGCAAAAGGAGAAAGACAAATGGATTTAAGTAACATTAGTAATATTTTAGTTGACGTAAAAAACAACGAGTTTGATATGCCGGGCTTCCCTGGAATGACTATCTCTCTAAACTATTTAGGACGAGATAAGTTGACCGCTATCCGAGACTCTTGTACTACTCGCAAGCGTAAGAAAAATACCAATAACAAGTATGAAATGGTTGATGACCTTGATTCAGATAAGTTCCAAAAGGAGTATATCGAATCAGTACTTGTAGGGTGGACAGGCCTAACTTTACATTATCTAGAAAAGTTAGTTCCTATGGAAGTTCCAGTAAATACCGATATGTCACAAGAAGTACCTTTCAGTAAGGCAAGTGCAGTAGGTTTGATGTTAAATGGCTCAGTAGTCGACAATGTAGTTACAGAGTTTTTAGCTGATTTGGAATCTTTCAATGAAAAGCGAATAGCCTCCTAACAGAGGCTTTGCAGCAATACTTTCAAAATGTAGCCGCAAAAGTTACTAAAGAACGTTACCTAGAAATGTGCAATGCACTAGGTAACGCACCTATCGAAGAAGAGATACCTATCTCTTTTGAAGACTTCCCCCAATTTCTGCAACAAATCCTACAAATTTATTTCATGCTACCTTCTCAACTGGTAGGTATGGAAGGCACCTTCGTAGGAAAAGACTTAAGTATTCTCCCCTTCTTGATTGACACTTACAAACTCCCTTATAAATTACTAACCGTAGAAATAATACAGATGTGTAGTAATATCCAAGCAAATCACCTTTATGAGCAACGTAAGCAAAAGCAAAAAGCAAAAGAATCCCAAAAGAAACCTAATGATCTAGTACGCGTAGGAGGTTAAGTAATGCCAACAGAAGAGATAAGAGTTAACGTCATAGCTGACGGATTAAGATCGGTCGTAGATGAGTTACAAAGATTAAACGCGACTACCGAAGAAGTATCTGGAAGTATGGTAAAGCTAGAAGATGCTATAAAAGATACAGATAGAACTTTAGATGCTTATGGCGCCTCTGCTGAAGAAGCTTCTAGCGAACAAATTAAGTTTTCTAGGTCTACTAAAGCTGCGGAAGATCGTCTTAAAGGTTTTGATGGTGCTGCTGCTAAAGCTAACAGACGTAATCAAGGTGTTGCCCAGAATACTGCAAATAGTACTAAAGCTTTCGCTAAGATGGCACAAACTTTAGGTATAGGTAAACTAAGCTTAATCTCTATCTATGCTACTTTTGCTGCAAACTTATTCGCAGCTACCTCAGCGTTTTTAGCTTTGAAAGAGGCCGCGGACTTTACAGTGCTAGTAGAAAGTTCTAAGCGCTTTAGTCAGCAGACGGGTATTAACTTAGCCGGTATAGCTAAGAGTATGCAGAATATTACTGACTCTGCTATTACTATGCAAGAAGCTCTATCTAACACAAGTATTGCCACTGCTGCAGGTCTTAATACTAAGACTATTCAGGACTTGACTAAAGCTGCTAGTAATGCGTCTAAGTCTTTAGGTGTTGATTTATCACAAGCTTTAGATCGTGTATTTAAGGGCGTAATTAAAGGCGAACCAGAACTACTAGATGAATTGGGTATCATACTCAGGCTTGATCCTGCAACAAAGAAATACGCAGCATCAATAGGAAAAGCACAAAGCGAGCTAAGTGCCTTCGAGAGAACCCAAGCAGTTGCCAACGAAGTATTAGACCAAGCCAATAAGAAATTCAGAAGCCTAGATACCTTAGAGGCTAATCCCTACGCCACGCTTAGTGCGAGCATTAAAGAAGCTAGCGTAGCTGCTTTAGAGTTTTTGAACAAGGGATTAATCCCTATAGGTAATAAAATTGCTGATAATTTGATCCCTATTCTATCAGCTATTGGATCTGCAATAGCGTTTGTCTTTGGAAATTCACTATTTAAAAGTATTACTAAGACTATATCTATAATTAAACCTCTTGCAGATAGACTTGGTGGTTTAGGTTTGGCTGTTAAAAAACTTAGCAAATTACCTAGCACTTTAGGTCTAGTATCTAAAGCCTTAAGCCTAGTATCCAAAGCAACACCACTTTTAGCTATAACCGCATTAGTGACAGTAATAGGTGTATTAATATCTAAGTCTAAAGAAGGTGCCAAAGCTATAAAATCTTTAGGAGACTCTCTAGAATCTGTAAAAGCAGTAACTGATGCACAGAAAGAATTTAATAACACGTTAGCACAACAACCAGCAAACTTTGATAATGTTATTGCAAAGCAAACTTTCTTTGCAGGCCAGATGGATACTATAGCCTCCTCTACTAATGATGCAGCAGCAGCCTTGGAAAGTGCTTTTAGAGATACAGATATATTTAGTCAAGTGGACGAAGTTGGTGAAGGTGTACAGAAACTAGCTAAGGAGTTCTTAAAGTTACCTGATAGTTTAATAACTTCTGAATTAAGAGCCTCTTTAGCTGCCATAGCTGCCGACTCTAGTATAACTAGAGAAGAGTTATTAAAATATCGTGACTCTTTACTTAGTGCTAGCGAAGCCCAAGAAAAGCAGCAAAAATCAGCTGCGAACTCCGCAGCAACATTAAAACAGCTAGCTACTGATATAGAGAATGCAGATAGATCTTTAGTAGATAGTCTTAGAGTAAAACAAACTAGCGTAGGGATTATAGCTAAATCTCTAACTCAAGTAGCTACAGATGCTGCTATACAAGGCTCTACTGTAGCATTAATTAGTCTTATAGACGGACTGTCTGATGCTGCTAAACGTGCATTAAAGATTCCACAAGAGCTACTAAAACAGATAAAAGAAGTACAGAAGGCTTTAGAAGATGTCAGTAAGCAGAAGCTAGAGATTAGTCCTGAGATAAAGTTTGTGACTAATGAAAACTCTTTTAAGAGACTTACTAATATAGGGTTTTCAGAGAAGTTACTAGAAATATTCGATAAAGACTTAAACTCTAAAATATCCCTTAACCTTAGGAATATTTCGGAGACTACCCAAACAGGTATTAAAAAGTTTTTAGAAGATATTAAAAAGCCTTTAACTTCTAAGGAGTTTGAACAGCTTAAAAGTGCTTTCCTATTTACTATACCTAAAAATAGTGATGCATTTGCTATAGTAGAAAAGTTGTTTGCAGTAATTGATAGACAAAGACAAGTAGCAGAAGGTGTAGAGCAACAAACTCTATTAGCTAGTAAAGCTATAGTAGGTTTCGAGTCTGCACAAGTCTCCCTATCTTCTGAAGTAGAGCAGTTGAATAAGCAATTAAATGATCAGGCAGATGCGTTAGCAGTGCTTAACTTAAATGCAGAGTTAGCTAATACAAAAGGTCTAGAAAGACTATCTATTCTAAAAAAGATTTCTGCTATTAATATAGCTAATATAGCTACTCAAACTGAAAACTTACCTAAAGCTACAAGCCCCCAGAGTTTAGCGGAGCAAAAGTTAGGGCTACAAATTGCTAAAGATTTAGTATCTGCAAATTTAGAAAAGTTTAAGCTACTAAATGACTCTATACCTAAACTCAAAGAAGACCTGAAACTAGCAGAAGAATTGGGCAGCAGTACTCTAATTTTTAGTCAAAGATTAGAAGCGGCAGAAGCTAAAAGAGATTCCGGTGCTTCCGCTGTAGAAGTCTCCCTAAAAATACAAGGTATACAACAAAAGGTTTTAGCAGAGGCAATAAATAATACTCTACTTAGAGAAAAGGCTTTAATAGAAACACGAAAAGAAGAAATAAAGCTCTCTCAAAGCTCAGTCGGTTTTGCTGAGGCTCAGTTTGAAGCCTTAGGTTCCCAGATAGATGCTTTAGAAGCTATTAGGTCTTTAGGAATAAAGATTGAAAAGACCGACGAACGTAGAGTACTTCTAGCTAAAGAAGCTGCTAAGCGTGTTGAGGATAGTGCTGCTAAAGGAAACTTTGAGTCTTCTATATTAGCTCCAGCTAAAAAACTAAGAGACTTAAAGCGAGAAGAACAAGCTATAAGACAGCAGAGTCTTCCTCTAGAAGTAAAATTAGCTAAGACTCTTAGTCAACAAGTGGATCGTTCTTTAGAAGAATTAGAAGCTAGAAAAGCTACTGCTGTAGCAGAAAATAAGTTTGGAGTAGAAGCTAAGAAAGTCTTTGAGTCTACAAAGAAAACTTTGGAAGAAATAGCTAAGTTCTCCCCTACCCTAGCAGCCGCTAGAGCCGAAGCTCAGAAACTATCTAGCGAGTTGCAGATAGCTGATATACAAGTTTCTATAGACAATGTAGGAAAAGTCGGAGAAGATAAAGCAATAGCAGAAGCTTTAGCAGCAGTTAAGCAGAAGATTACTTTAGAGACAAAAATACAGAGTGGTCTAGAAGAGAAAGCTTTAGCAGCTTCTAAAGCTAGAAATGTTGAGACTGAGAAAGAGGCTAGAGCCTTAGGAAAGATAAACTTCCAACTTACTCTACGCAACGAACAAGAAGCTCTACAAGTATCTACTACTATAGCCTTACAGAAACAACAGCTTATCCTCCAAGGAAAAAGTACTAAGGAGATAGAACAAGAGCTTGCAATACTACAGTTATTAAACACTGGACGTAAAGTAAATATAGCTCTTCTTAAGCAGCAGCAAGAAATAAACAAAGAGAATGCTACTCTATTGAAACTGTCTGAGCTTAGTAAAACTAAAGTTCTACAAGAAAGAGAGCTAGAGTTAATAGCTCAAGGCAAGAGTGTAGCATTAACTAAAGACGTACTTAAAATAGAAACTTTGATTAGCCAAGGCATTGATCTGCGTATAGTTCAAGAAGAGAAGTCTCTAATCCTATTGCGTAGAAAGAAGGAAGTAGCTTTAGAGATCAACAAGATTCAAGATGAAGCTCGTAAGATTGAAGCTGAGTTTATTAAGACTCAAGCCAACAAACTGAAGGGTTTATTCGGTACACTATTAAACGGTACTGGCGAAGAGCGCACAACTGGGCTTAAAAACTTTGGAGAGAGTTTCTTTAAAGACTTTCAAAAGAAACAGGCAGACCAGTTGTTTAATGCTATTACTTTAGGTTTTAGGGAAGTAGCTGGAAGTAATGACTTCGGGCAAGCGTTAGTAAAAGCTTTAGACCTAGATGGTGGAGAAGACTTAAAGACTGCTGATGCTGTATTAAGTAAGGTTATAAAAGGTGATGCTCTACAAGTACGTATAGTAGACGACAAGAAAAACTCTATAGTTGATAGACCTGCCAGCCTAATAGGTGACTTACTCAAGCCTAAAGACGTTACTAATGAACTAACCGTAGCAGAAGTATTTAATGCAGTTTTAGTTGGTAATGCTCTTAATGTGCGTATGGTTGATGGAACTACAGAGAATGAAGACTTTGCAAAGACTATAGCAAACTTAACTGGAGCTAATGATAATATACTTACAGCTACTGTAGTTAAAGGCACTGATGAAACTACTGGTGCAGTTGAAGATGCTAGTACTAACGCGCAACAAGGTAGTGCTGAAATAGTAAAAGCAATAAACAATATAAATACTAATACAGGAAGCTCACTAACCTCTAACTCAGATAGCAGTGGAGGTTTATTCAGTAACCTTATATCTACTGGCAAAGACTTTTTTGTAGATAAATTCACAGACTTCTTTACAGGTAATGGTGGAGGTGCTAGCTTCTTTAAGAGCGCTAGTTCTACCTTTAGTAAAGGTTTCGACTCTGTAAAGAATTTCTTTAGTCCTTCTAATAGTATAGGTACTGGATTGAATGAGGGATTAAAAACGTCAATATTTGCAGCAGACACTTTTGGTGTGCAAGCTGCC